TGATATCAGTTTATTTTTATCATTAATTATATAACCAGGATTTTTTTCATTTAATGAAGATAAAGAAATATTTTGAAATAATTCTGATATATTAAATTTAATAGGATTTAATTGTTTCTTTATATTTTGTATCTTTTGATCAGTTATATCCTCTATTTGTATCAGATCAGAATTAGGATTAAACATACTTTGATCGTGAACAGCTTTAAATATGACAGCGAATACAATTGTGATTAATATTTTTAATAATGTGCCTAACATTTATAAATTATATAAAGAAATGTTATTATATTATAGTATAATAACCGAAAGTATGAGTAGTGATAATAGTAATGAATATGGAGCATTTCTTGGCCGTGTTGATTGGTTTGATTCGCGAAAGGGATATGGATTTGTCGTAAATATGACTCGTGGATCCAGTGATTCAACAGATTCAACAGATTCAACAGATTCAACAGAATCAGGTGTATTCGTTCATTATTCAGATATTGTAGTTAATAATGAACAAAATGTTTATAAGAAGCTTCATCCTGGAGAATATGTTTCATTTGATAAGGGTGAGCGTGATGATAAGGTAGTATGTCTTAATGTTCGGGGGGTGAATGGTGGACCACTTCTAACAGAGAATACTGAATATAGATACAAGGTTTTTAGGAGTAGAAACCATAATTATGTTCAAGGGGAAGATGAAGTTGATGAAGTTGATGAAGTAGATGAAGTTGATGAAGTTGATGAAGATCAGAATCCAGAATCTGATCAATAAAATTTTTTTCTAATATATAATTATAAATAGATGTTTGGTTTGGATAATAAGGTTTTATTAGGTGTCGTTGGTGTCGTTGTAGTTTTTTGTCTTTTGACTAAAAATAAATCCTTTAAGTCCTTAATGAAAAAGGATATGTTGGTGATAGTTGGTTTAACATTATTATTAGCTTGTTGTATGGCTAAGGGTGGGAGAGTTGTTGAAGGTTATGGTGAAGAATTTAGTGTGCGAGACTTCTTAGAGAACATGGAGGCCTCCACCAGTGCGACTAGAGATAGGCATTGCGGTCGGGATGGGAAAAATTGTACAAGTGGGCATCTCGAAATATTAGATAATGGTGGACAGATACCGGTGTTCAAGCAAGAATTAATTACTGAAGAACTTATCGAAGATCATCGGCGTTTCCTATCTTATTTAAAGGATACTGGTATGGGGGGGATAGAACACATTGAACATAATCTTGAAGCACGCGCTCGGCAAATTTTACCAGCTTTGACAGGTTTCGATAATCTAATTACTGCCTCTGGTGGTGATAGAGGGAATGCTAGAGATGCGCTGTTAAAAGGTTTAACTGCTGTTAACTCGGTCGCCTCGCAAGAAGAGGGACAAAATTAAAATATGTTCGATAATCTAATTACTGCCTCTGGTGGTGATAAAGGGAGTGCTAGAGATGCGCTGTTACAAGGTTTAAGAGCTATACAACCCGGTGCCTCGCGAGAAGAGGCACGAAATCAATTAAGAACTATCCAGCAGGAATCCGGTGCGACTAACGCTGAGATGAGAACTGCTATAGCGGATTTAGCGATGCTTCAAGAGGGTCGCAGTTTTGGGGAGTTGGCAGAGTTGCTAGGTAGATAATATTGATTAAATTTGATATTTTTAACATTATTTATTTAATAAATTAAGAATATATTCTTATAAAATGAAACTTAGAAATGGTAAAGAATACTTTTATGATTCTCCGATTTTTGAAGTGAAGATTGATTTTGATCACGCTTCAAAAATGTGGTTACAAAATAAAATTAAAATAGGAAATGGTTGTTACGAGTATAAATGAATTCCTTTAAATATTCATATAAATTTAATCATCATCTATTAAACATTCATCAGTTTCATTAAAATTAATCTCTGATTCTATTTCTCCCTCTTTGTTACTTTTTCTACCTCTTTTTTTACGTTCGTGAATTTCAATAGATCCATCTGTCTTATGTATTGAGATATTGTATTTCATTTTATTATAATGAGTAAATCGTTTTTTATATTGTCTCTGAAATACCGTGAAATTAGGATGAGTATCTAAAAAATCTATGATTAATGGATTATGTGTCCGTTGATCTGGTTTTTCGCGAAGAATTCTTCCAACTGACTGAACAATATCAGATTTAGGTGAAACTAATAAAATTGTGTTTAATTTAGGAATATCCATTCCTTCTGAAGCCATTGAGAAAGTGCCTAGAATAATATCTTTTTCTTGTGAATCTCTCAAATCATTTGGTTTCATTCCACCAACATAGAGACCCGCAACATTTTCTTTTATCTTACTATTACACCATTCTAGTATATTATCTAGATGACCTCTTCGATCACTTAGAATTAAAATCTTTCTTCCTAAATCATATACTTCTTTTATTTTTTCATAGATTCTATCAGTTCTATGTTGATGTTCACAAATATTATTAATCATAATAGGACAACAAGGTTTTTTCATATAATTTAATTCTTCTTTACAATATTCGGGTGTTTCATCATAATATTCTATGATATTTACTTCTACAGCCTCATCTTTAGAATCGTCGGTGTTCGACGTGTAGACCATATCACCTATATACCATTCAAAAACTTTCCTTAAACCGTCTTTTCTGTTAGGAGTAGCACTTAATCCCAACATATATTTAGACGCAACTTTCGCCATAGATTTAGAGAATACTTCTGCTCCTAAATGATGACATTCATCAAAAATAGCTAAACCGAATGATTGAAAAACTTCTGGGTCATATTCTTTCATTGATAAGCTCTGAACCATAGCCAAGACAATATCTTTATCTTCGACATCAACAGTATTTTGTTGGATTTTGCCAATTCTAGCATCGGGTAAGAATTGAAGAATTCGGTCTCTCCATTGAGTCATTAAAAAATCTTTATGAACAACAACAACTGTTTTCTTTTTTAAAACAGATAACAAATACAAAGCTAAAACGGTTTTACCACCCCCACATTTAAGTGAGATAATTCCTCCACCCTTTTTTTCAGCCGCATCTAAATACAATTTAACAATAGGTTCTTGTTCTTGTCTCAAAGAACCATTAAATTTTAGATCTATATCTAATCCTTCACTCATTTTGATTTGATCTGCTGGACCAAATTTATCTTGAGCATAAAAACGAGGTAAATAAAGACTATTAGGTGATTCTAAGAATAAAGAAAATCTTGTTTCATTTTTTACGCCAAAATCATTACTTGAAAATGGTTTAACAGTTAGTTCATCTTTACATTCTTTAATTAATGACGAATTATATCCGTGTTTTTTTATTTTGTATCCGTTATTAGACAAAGATGTTAATGAAGTCACGGTTTTACTTTTGTTCATTCTTTATATAAACTTGTAAAGATGAGTTTAAGTGATGATAGAAAAAAACATCTAACCTTTCATTATAATATTATGAATAAAGAATTCTTATTAATAATTGTTATCGGATTTTTATTAATGTGTTCTTGTAAAGGAATAGTTGAAAATTTTGATAACACATCATTATTTACGTATACGTCCTTATGTCAAGATACATATTCATCTAATTTAGATGAATTATTAAAAGCTACAAGAAAGAATCAATATCAGGGATATACTTCACATCCTTATTTGGATAAAATTAGATTTGTACAGACTGATATACCAATGCCTGTGAATCCAGATTTTTTTATCTATTTAACTAATAATGGTAAATATTGATATTAATAAATATATTGATACAGATCTATTATATATATCGGCCTGTTTAACAATATCATACTTTTATATAACGTGTAACAAAAAAGATGTAGTATTAATAAATTAAATATAAGTTATACATATAGAATGAAAAGTTTAAAAACTATATTCTCAATTATATTAGGAATAATTATCGGAATGATATTTAAGAATAGTTGTTCAGAAATAATTTCATTAGAATAAAGATAAAAACACGTTTATTTAATATATTTAAAATTTAGTGTCCTATTATAAAATGGAAACTTCAATCGATAGTTTAAGGAATTCTTCTTTAAGTTCAGAAGATTCTAAATTAGTAGATTCAATATTGAATGATTTAAATGGTCCTCAATCTGGATCTCCACAAAATGGACCCCCATCGAATCAAGCACAACAGATGACACAGATGACACCTGAACAACAAAAAATGATATTAGAACAAAGACAACAACAGATAATGATGCAACAACAAATGGCAGCACAGAGACAGCAACAACAGCAACAACAACAACAGGCAAATATTCTAAGAAATAAAAATGTATCATTATTAGATGATTTAAAGAATGAATCGGGTAAATTATTTTTAATCTTAGTATTAAGCATATTGATTCATTCTAATTTAGGAGATGCTCCATTTAATATGTATCCTGAAACATTTTTAGTAGCAGATGGAACCAATTTAAATATGACGGCAATTACTGTTAAATCGGTTATTTTAGCATTAGCATTTTATGGAATACATCGTCTTGTGATTCAGTGATAAATAATTAAAGTTCTTTGCTGAATAATAAATCTTTATGTAAATCTAATTTTTTATAACATTTATTAATAGTTACTTCTGATATTTTACATACTTCTGAAATATCGGATTTTCCAATATCAATATCATTTTCTTTAATAAAGAGATAAATACAACCAGCTGCCATAGAGGGTGGTGTATTTTCATTTATAAGATTTAAATTTTGACTTTTACAAGATAATTGTTTAATAATTTTAATATTATCACTAGTTAAGTTAAGCTTTGAACAGAATCGATCTATAAAATCATCTATTTTAATAGAATTTGAATCATTTATTCTATTAACATTCAGTTTGTTCATTTGAATAATTTCTTTAAATTGTTTGCAACCTTTTGTTAAGATAGTATTTTTTATATCAAATATATCGGCTATTTCATTAACACTTCTAGGAACACTACTATCTTTACACGAGAAATATACACAAGCAGCTATAATCCCCTTGCGATTTGATCCTCTAGAAATTTTAGTAGATGATATAACAGAATATAAACTTTGAGCTTCTTTAATGATTATTTCGGGTATATCGGCTTTTTTACATTTTTCACTTATTTCTTGAAATACTTTTAATAAACTTCTTTCTTTATAAGGTATACCGTTCCATTGTTGGAATCTACGTACTCGATGCATTTCTACACCTCCACCTCTAGTTGATATAGATGTTCCTGAAGAAGCCTGGGGTAACAATTCATTTATTGGCATACCACATCTAGTCGGATTACTATTTTTGGTATCACTTGCCCCATAATATCTCCATTCAGGACCCTCTACAATATTACTGATTGTATTTTTACATACAGAACAAATTATTATACCCGAATCTAAGTTATAATTTTTTATATCTTCACAACATCTTGTTTCCGCTTCTATTTCTTCTTTTTCTGTTATCTCTTCCAAGTTATCGAAATATTTATCTATTTCCATCAGTTCAGTTATGATTTGTGTTTAATGTTTAAATAGTTTAAAGTATAAATCAAATTTGTAAAACTATATCATAAATATTATGTTTTATTGTGAAATTATATCGGGTCTGTGGGTAGGTGATGTAGATATATTATATAGTAAACGTTTTTATAAAGATAATATGATTGAGATGGTTTTTAATTGTACTTATGATTATTCTTTTCCCGATATAGAGTCAATACAAAAAATAAGAATTCCTGTAACTGAACAATTAAAAAAAGAAGGAGATTTTCAAAAATTAAATGATTCACTTTCTAAAATATTAGATTTAGTTCGTGAAAATAATACTGATAAAAATATCTTATTTATCTGCTATGATGGTAAAAATGTTTCGGCATTATTAGTCGCTCTATATCTTATCAAATATGGTGGAATTAAAAAACAAAATATAAAACAAATTATGAAATCTAAAAATGATGATTTTTCACTAGATTATGAGTTTTCATTATTTAATGTATAATGAATTCCTTCTAATGTTTTCTTAGTATGAGTATTCATTATTAATTCCAATTGCTTATCAACTGTATCAATATCATTATACCATCTTAAAATCTCACCTTTACTATTTCTTTCTGGTCTTTTTTCACTCATTAAACCAAATTCTAATTTTCCTTTTTTTTGTAAGATATTATGATGTCTTAAACATAGGCAACCAACTTTCTTTTGATTAGAGCATCTTTTTTCATAATGTGAATTCCATAATCTAGCATCACAACTGTTTTCAGATCCTTTTTTTGAACTATATTTATTCTTGTTTTTTTTATGAAGATTAAATTCATATGATTCTACTTCCCTTTTTATTAAGAGCTTTAGTTCTGTTTCATCCAGATCCTCATCTAGATCCTCATCTAATTCTTCTTTCAGTTCTTTAAACAGATCTAATTCTAATTTCTGTTTGATCAATTCCATTTGGAAATTTACACAAAAGATAAAAAGAATTCTTTTATTGTAAATCAAATTTTATAATAGCATTATTTATACATTGGTCAATAAATTTAGGCACAAATTCTTTTCTAAATTGTTCATCTTTCATTTTTGTAATTTTAATATGAATTAATTCCAATATATCATTTAATTTTT